TTTGATACGATAGCAGAGCAGTTTACTTTTACTAGAGGATCTGAAGCTACGTTTGTTAATGAACAAGGGTTAATTGAAAGTACAAATCAGATAGGTCCAGAATTGGTGACTAATGGAGATTTTTCTACTGATAGTGATTGGAATAAAGGTACTGGTTGGAGTATTAGTGGTGGCACTGCTAATACAGATGGCACACCAAGTAGTGAGATTAGACAAAACAATGTTACTATTGTAGGTAAACAATATAAGTATAGTTTTACTATTTCAAATAGTGGGAGTGGTGTTTTTAGTGCAAGACTTAGAAATAAAAGTACTGGTACTCCTATATTAAACTTTTCAAGCGAAGGAACTTATAGTGGAACTTTTACCTCGAATGGTACTTTTATAGACTTTGTAACGCTATCAAACAATACTGCAAGTTTCTCAGTAAGTAATGTTTCAGTAAAAGAAGTAATATCTGCAACTAACACACCAAGAATAGATTACTCAACTGGTGAAAAAGCATTTTTACTTGAACCACAGAGTACGAACTTAATACCTTATTCGAGTGATTTTTCTTCACTTAATTTAAGAAGCAACGCAGTAGTAACCAATAACGAAGTAGTTTCTCCAAGTGGTGATTTGGATGCAGATAAAATAACTTTTGATGGAACTGGTTTAGGTAGAGTAGAAGCACCTATACCTGCTACAATCGGTCAACCTTATACAATATCATTATATTTAAAGAATAAAGATTTGTCAGATGTTACACAAGTTTGGATTGGTTTTTCAGGAGCTAGTCAAGGTCAGTTTGTAACTATTACTGATGAATGGCAAAGATATGATATAACAACCAATGCAGATGGAACTACTGAATACCCTAGAATACAATTTAATGGAACTGGTAGTTTATATGCTTGGGGGTTTCAAACAGAACAACAATCATACGCAACTTCGTATATCCCCACTTCGGGAGCATCAGCCACTAGAAATCAAGAAGTATGTAAAGATGCAACACCAGTTATTAATAGTGAGGAAGGAACATTGTACGCTGAGATAAGTGCTTTAGCTAATGACGGAACAACTAGGAGACTTTGTTTAAGTGATGGTACTTCAAGCCAAAGAGTATTGATTACATTTTCAGCAACAACTAATAGAATTCAATTTGAGGTTATTAACTCAACAAATCAATTTTATAAAGAATACGTTTCAAGTGATTTATTAGACTTTCATAAAGTAGCTATAAAATATAAAAAAAATGATTTTAGCGTTTATGTTAATGGTGTTAAAATTCATAGCGATACAAGTGGAAACACTCCTATTGGATTAAATAAACTATCTTTCAACAATGGGATTGGGTCTCAAAACTTCAATGGTAACACAAAAGGTTTAAAATATTATCCAAAAGCATTAGCAGACGTACAATTAGAAGATTTAACAACAATATAATTATGAATATTTACAAAACAGTATTTGATACAGAACAACAAGGTAAAGACGTTTTAATACAAAAAGACGTTTGGGCTGAGGTAACAGAAGAAGGTGTTACAATGATGCAGTATATTAACGGAACAAAGGCAGTTGTTAATATTGGTAAGGTTATAGACCCTGCTAAAACAACAGATCCTGAAAATCCTGTATATTACCCAGGATGGGCTTATGATATTATGAGTACAGATGACTTAGACTTCGGAAGTAATGAGGTTTACCCAGGTGATGCTTCAGCACATCAGTTCTATGGATTTCCTAGAAATGCAGAAGTTCCACCACCACCTGTAGAAGAAGAAGTAATTTCAGAATAAATAGTGTAACTATATACAAAATAATAATTAAATTTAATCAAAAATGGGAAAAATTAAAGAAGATCAGTTAAAGAAAGTAGTAAAGCAGCAGAACGAACTAGCTAGTGTGCTAGGTCAAATAGGTGCATTAGAATCTCAAAAGCACAGCTTACTTCACGCTATAGCTGATATGAATATCAAGATAGAAGAGTATAAAGCTGAGCTAGAAGAAGAGTACGGTAAAATATCTATAGATTTATCAACTGGTGAGTATACTGAAATAGAAGAAGATGAGTAACATTATAAGAAAGATTAGTATAGGCTCTGACTATAAAAATGATGCAATGCATTACTCTATAGGTCAAGAGGTTTATGGTGGTCACAAGATAGCTTATATATTACTAGATGAAGAAGATAATTCTTATAACATACATATAAAAAAGAACAATGAGGTATTGCCATGGAAGAAGTTTAATTCTAACATGGCTATATCTATTGAGTATGATCTTCAGTATTGATGAGAAGTGTATATGACTTTATTGTAGAACCAGTAGGAGAAAGATACGACAACGAGTTAAAAATAGGTGATAAGAAATTAGTTTTAAATTCTAAGATAGAAAGTCACAAATTTATAAATAATAAAGCTAAAGTAATATCTGTGCCAATAGCCTTTAAAACCCCTATAAAAGTGGGTGATGAAGTTATTATTCACCACAATGTATTTAGAAGATACTACAACCAAAAAGGTAAAGAGGTAAATAGCAGTAAGTACTTTAAAGAAAATAAATATTTTTGTCAACTAGATCAAATATATTTATATGGTAGAAATAACTCGTGGAAACCTTTTAACAATAGATGCTTTGTAGCACCTATAATTAATAAGGATGAGTTAGAGCTAAAGAAAGAGAAAAACCATATTGGAATACTAAAATATGGTAATAGTTCCTTAGAAGCTCTTAAAATAAACAAAGGAGATGTTATAGGCTTTACACCTAACAGCGAATTTGAATTTGTCGTTAACGATGAATTATTATATTGTATGAAATCAAAAGACATTGTAATTAAATATGAGCACGAAGAAGACCAAGCTCAGTATAATCCAAGCTGGGCAAAGAGCAGTTGAGGAATTAATAAAAGTAGCTAAAGAACCTATAGTAGATTCAGGTGATGATATAACTGCTGATAGATTAAAGAATGCTGCAGCTACAAAAAAACTAGCTATATTTGACGCTTTCGAAATACTAACACGTATCGAAGAAGAAAAAGGTATGTTAAATGAAAGCGAGAATACTAAAGAAAAATCTTTTAAAGGTTTTGCAGAAGGGAGGTCTAAATGATGTACGAGCAAACATTAGTAAAAACACTTAATGATTACATTAAACCTGGTATTATAAAGAAAAATAACAGGTATAAAAAATGGGATTATGGTTATGATGCTGAGCATGATATAGTTATAATAAGTAAAGATGGTACGTTAGGTGAAATAATACAGATACAAAATCTAGTCATAGGTCTACCTTTAGAACCTGAGAATATATACAAGCGTTCAAGAAAAAAAGAAGAGCAAAAATGGGAGAAGTTAGAGTACCCTAAAGAGCTTTCAAAAATAAAAAGCGTATTTGATTGGGAGAAATACCCTAGCGCATTTAAAGAAAAATGGTATGATTATATTGATGAAGAGTTTAAGAGAAGGGAGCAGGGTTTTTGGTTCAAAAACAATGGTAATGGTAATTATATTACTGGTACTCACTATATGTTCTTGCAGTGGTCCAAGATTGATGTTGGGGCAGCAGACTATAGGGAATCAAACAGATTATTCTTTATCTTCTGGGAAGCTTGTAAAGCGGATGTACGGTGTTACGGAATGTGTTATCTTAAGAACAGACGATCAGGTTTCTCTTTCATGGCATCAAGTGAGACGGTTAACCTTGCAACAATATCCACAGATTCAAGATTTGGCATTTTATCAAAGTCCGGGCAAGACGCCAAAAAGATGTTTACTGATAAGGTCGTACCCATCTCAGTTAATTATCCCTTCTTCTTCAAGCCGATCCAGGACGGTATGGACAGGCCGAAGACAGAACTCGCGTACAGAGTACCCGCGTCCAAACTTACAAGAAAGAAACTTGATGAGGGTATCGCCTCAGAGGAGAAACAGGGTCTCGACACAACGATCGACTGGAAGAACACCGGGGACAACTCGTACGATGGTGAAAAACTAAAGATATTAGTACACGACGAGAGTGGTAAATGGGAGAGGCCAGACAATATATTAAATAACTGGAGAGTTACAAAAACTTGTTTACGTTTAGGTAAAAGAATTGTAGGTAAGTGTATGATGGGTAGTACATCAAACGCTTTAGATAAAGGTGGTGCTAATTTTAAAAAATTATATTATGCTTCAGACGTCAGGGAGAGAAACCGCAACGGGCAGACTAGCTCAGGATTATATAGTCTGTTCATACCTATGGAATGGAACTACGAAGGATTCATCGACGCTTATGGCTTACCTGTATTCGATACACCGAAAGGAAAAATATTAGATCCAACTGGTGATATAATCACAACAGGAGTAATAGAGCATTGGGAAAATGAAGTTGATGGTTTAAAAAGTGATCAAGACGGTTTAAACGAATATTATCGACAGTTTCCAAGAACAGAGAAACATGCATTTAGAGATGAGGCTAAATTATCTCTATATAACCTTACTAAGATATATGAGCAAATAGATTTTAATGAAGAGGTTAGAAATAAAAGCTTAGTAACAAGAGGTAGTTTTCAATGGAGAGGTGATGTTAAAGATACTGTGGTTGAATTTAAACCAAATAATAACGGTAGATTTTATATATCTTGGATTCCATCGATGAACTTACAAAATAATGTTATTGTAAAAAATGGTCTTAAATATCCTGGTAACGAGCATATAGGTGCTTTTGGATGTGATAGCTACGATATATCAGGTACAGTTGATAAAAGAGGATCTAATGGATCTCTACACGGTTTAACTAAGTTTAATATGGACAACGCTCCATCTAACATGTTCTTTTTAGAATATATAGCTAGACCACAAACAGCGGAGATATTCTTTGAAGATGTTTTAATGGCATTACATTTTTATGGTATGCCAATACTAGCAGAGAATAATAAACCTAGATTACTATATTATTTAAGAAGAAGAGGTTATAGAAACTTCTCTATAAATAGACCTGATAAAGCATATAACAAGTTATCTGTAACTGAAAAAGAAATTGGTGGAATACCAAACTCTAGTGAAGATATTAAACAAGCTCACGCAGCTTCTATTGAAACATACATAGAAGATCATGTTGGTTATACTGGAGAAGGTTATGGACAAATGTATTTTCAAAGAACATTAGAGGACTGGGCAAGATTCAATATAAATAATAGAACAAAGCACGATGCAACTATAAGTTCTGGACTTGCAGCTATGGCTTGTAATAAAAATAAGTATTCACCAGTATACAAAACACAAAGGAGAAAAGTGCAACTATCTTTTAACCGATATGACAACAACGGAAGTATTTCAAAAATAATAAAATAAATGATTTATACTAACACAAACAGTTCTTTCCCTAGTCAGGTAGTACCAGACGCAGAAAAGCAAACCTTAGAATATGGTTATGCTGTAGGTAGAGCTATTGAGAATGAATGGTTCAAGGGTGATAGAGGTACTAATCTTGGTGGTAGGTTTGCAAGTAATTGGCAATACTTTCACAAATTAAGATTATACGCTAGAGGAGAGCAATCTGTACAGAAGTATAAAGATGAATTATCTATAAACGGTGACTTAAGCTACTTAAACCTAGACTGGAAACCTGTAGCTGTGTTATCTAAGTTTGTTGATATCGTTGTTAACGGTATGACAGATAAAGGATATGAAATAAAATCATTTGCTTCAGATCCATTTGCTGTAAAAGAAAGAACACAACACGCCACTGATTTAGCTGAAGATGCTTTTTCACAAGGTCTTATACAAGAAGCACAACAAAACTTTGGTATTGATTTAAGTAGAACTAACGTACCTGCTGATCAATTACCTAAAAGTAAAGAAGAGTTGGAGCTACATATGCAGCTTAGTTACAAGCAAGCTATTGAAATAGCAGAAGAAGAGCTTATAAACAATGTATTAGATTATAACAAATACGAAGAAGTTAAGAAAAGAGTTGCTTACGATTTAGTTGTGTTAGGTGTTGGAGCAAGTAAAACTGACTTCAACTTAGCTAATGGAGTTACTGTTGATTATGTAGATCCAGTAAACTTAGTTTATTCATATACTGAAGACCCTAATTTTGAAGATATATATTACGTAGGTGAAGTTAAAAGCGTACCGTTAGAAGAAGTTAAAAAGCAATTTCCAGACTTAACAGACGAAGATCTTATAGAGATTCAAAGATATCCTGGTGATTCTAGTTATAACAGAAACTTCAACGGTCAAGATAGTAATTACGATAATGTACAAGTACTATACTTTGAATACAAAACATACAGCAATCAAGTATTTAAAATAAAACAAACAGATCAAGGTTTAGAAAAAGCTTTAGAAAAAGACGATACCTTTGATCCACCAGAAAGCGATAACTTTAACAAGGTAAGTAGATCTATAGAAGTATTATATAGTGGTGCTAAGATATTAGGTTACGAAAAAATGCTTAGATGGGAGTTGTCAGAAAATATGACAAGACCTTTTAGTGATCAAACTAAAGTTAATATGAATTATACTATATCTGCTCCTAGAATGTACAAGGGTAGAGTTGAAAGTATAGTTAGTAAAACTATAGGTTTCGCTGATATGATACAGTTAACTCACTTGAAAATACAACAAGTATTGGCGCGTATGGTGCCGGATGGTGTTTTCGTAGACGTTGACGGGTTGGCTGAAGTTGATTTAGGTAACGGAACAAACTACAATCCGCAAGAAGCTCTTAATATGTACTTCCAAACTGGTAGTATTGTTGGTAGATCATTAACACAAGACGGTGATCCTAACAGAGCTAAAGTACCTATACAAGAATTACAAACATCGTCAGGTATGAGCAAGATACAAGCGCTTATACAAACTTATCAATATTATTTACAAATGATAAGAGATGTCACGGGACTTAACGAAGCTAGAGACGGTAGTCAACCAGCAAAAGATTCTTTAGTTGGTTTACAGAAGTTAGCGGCTGCTGCATCAAACACGGCAACTAAACATATACTTCAATCGTTAATGTATATCACCGTTAGAATATGTGAGAATATAAGTTTAAGAGCGGCTGATATGTTGAACTTCCCTTTAACTAAAAATGCTTTGATGAATTCTATAAGTAGCTTCAATGTAGATACATTGGAACAAATAGAAAAGCTAAATATGCATGAGTTTGGAATATTCTTAGACCTAGAGCCTGATGAAGAAGAAAAACAAATGCTAGAAAGAAATATACAAATAGCATTACAGTCTGGAGGTATAGATCTTGAAGATGTTATAGATTTAAGAGAGATATCAAATATCAAGTTAGCAAATCAAATGCTTAA